CCTTCCCGCTCTTGTCGGATCGATAAACGCAAATGCCGCAAACCCTTGGTACACATCGGGGGCTTGGAACGTCTATTCATGGTTTATCGATAAGTACGGAAACATCACAACCCTGATGGGTTACGAGGCCGGGACCGTCGGCGGCGTCATCTTCCCAAAGATCCCAGAGAAACAGGCGTGGATTGGATTTGTGCTCCTGAACACTCAGGGTTCTCAGACCTTCGTTGGCGGCACGACAGCGCTTGATAGTGCGACGGTGCTGACGACTGCCAACACCCAGTATATCAGCCCTCCCTGCAGCTGCTTCGACCCGACCGCATTGTTCTAAAATCAAGAAAAGGGGTTTTTCTTTATCCCTTTCACACAAGGAGCACAACACAATGAATGCTATTGATATGACAGGCGTCAACATGGCGCTCGGTAACTGCGGTATCGCTGCAGGCACCACTACCACACTGACCTGCACTACTGCAATCCCGGTTGCGATAGACGGGAAGGTCCAAACCATGCCGACCATTACAAATGTGCAGCCGGCCGCCACCGATTACAATACCGGCATTGCACCGAAAGGCATCATGCCTGGTTTTGGTACTGTAATTGTATTTGGTACCACAAGCGCCAACTCCTCGACACTGCAGTATTGTCTCGGTGAGACTGTGCCTGTCCCTCTTAATGCTGCCGCCTTCACACCCGGTCCGTTCGTTGATATCCCTGAATTTCCGGAAATCCTCGACGGTTTTGTGCCGATTGGTTATGCCCTGCTTCGTGTGGGAACTGACTATACGGCAGGCACCCCGTTTGTCTTCGGAACCAGCGGCACAACCGCAACCGGCGGTCACACCACAGCGGCAACCTCATTTACCATCACCTATCAGCCTATCTGTACACTGCCGAACCGTCCGCAGATCGTATAAGACTGATTCAATAAGCACCTATTCAAAAAGGCTCTTCCTTCACGGGAAGGGCCTTTTCTTTTTTACGGAGAAAACACCATGGCAGAGCAACAACGCAGAAAACCAGTTGAGACCAGTGATCTTGCACTCGGCAATCCTTCCGACAAGATCCTCAGTGATGGCACCATTAAGGCCGACGGTCAGTATGTTGACGCACTCGATGCCCCGCTTATTGATACCCACCTTGAAGCCTTGGCTTTCATGGAAGAGGTTATCGCTGTCCAGGTGCATGAAAGCACGGACGAGAACGCAGAGAATCCAATCAGCGTCGGCGTAAACGGAGTCTTCGCCTACTTTTTCCGCGGTCAGCCCACCCTTGCAAAACGAAAGTTTGTGGACGGGCTCTGTGTGAAAAACGCATCTGTCACCACCCCTGAGTATCTGAATCCCAAAGGCGAACGTGCCTTTAAGATCGTCCAGAAGTCAGCCTTTAAGTATCCGTTCGCCGTCCTTCGCGACGACAACCCGAAAGGAAAAGAATGGCTTACCCGCCGTCTTGCTGAGGCAATCTAAGGAGCGCGCTGAATGAATTATCTTTCTCTATGCCAGACCGTCGGGCAGCTTGCCGGAATTCCCGGCTGTGTGCCTGGCGTCTATCCGACCACCACGATAGGAGTAACAGGGGAGTTTGCGCGTATCTGCTCCTGGGTGAATATCGCATGGAGTGAGATACAGCGCCACCGGGAAGACTGGAACTGGCTTAGAAATCCTGTCCAGTTCAACACCGTCGCAGAGACGCAGAGATATAGTCCGGCAACAGTTGGAGCCACCAATTACTCAATATGGAAGATGGATTCTTTCCGTATTTATCTGCAGGCGGCCGGGATTGAAACTCAGGTCCCGCTTGAGGATTCCGACTACGAGGCTTTCTACAACTACTTCCTGCTTGGCGCCAGAACTGTGACGTATGCCTTCCCTACAGTCATTTGCATGGACCCGCAAGACAATCTCTGCCTTGGGCTTCCCCCGAATGACGTCTATGTGGTGAACGGTGAGTACTTCCAGAATCCGCAAGTGTTCGCTCTGGATGCTGACATTCCCTTGTGCGCTGCCCGGTTTCATCAATCTATCGTCTATCGGGCAATGATGAAATACGGCGCCTATGAGGCAGCAGGGGAAGTAATCGCGGAGTATCAGACGCTTTATAACGAGATCATCAACAAGATGGAGTTCGCGCAAACGCCTAATATTGAAATGGGCGGTTCTCTTATATGAGCAGGTCTGCGCAAGTAAGACAGGCAAAAGTGTCAGTGCCAAAGGTGCAGTTTGACGCTGTGCTTTGTACTGGCGGCCTGGATCTGGTAACGCCTACGATCAGCCTGAAAAATGGCTTTGTCCGCGAAGGGATAAACTTTGAATGCGGCGTCACCGGCGGATACTCCCGGATAGTCGGGTATGAGCGTTTCGACGGTCATACGTCTCCTACCACTGGATCTCTGACCGGGCAGATTCTCGGTGTCACTATCGTTCTGAATGTTCCCGTTGTGGGCGCCACAGTAACGGGTGGAACGAGCGGCGCAACCGCGACAATCTCGTACCTGAACGGGCTTGAGGTTGGCGTGGCAGAGATTACCGGCACGTTTGTCCTGGGCGACGTGTTGACATCTGGCGGCGTGTCTGTCGGCGTGGTGAATAATCTCGTCGCCGGACCGAACAGTCCGCTTGAACAGGCAATCTTTCAAAACTCCTGCGCCACGATATACCGGAACGCTATTTCTGCCGTCCCTGGTTCCGGGAGTATTCTGGGTGTCTTCTGTTACCTCGGGACGGTTTACGCCTTCAGGAATAACTCAGCAGGCACGGCGGCGTGTCTTTATAAGTCGTCGGCTACCGGCTGGGTGCTGGTCCCGTACTTCCAGTCTGTAAGTTTTACCGCTGGCTCCTTGCAGCCGGTCGCTGGCGATACTCTTGTTCAGGGAAGCGTTTCCGCTACCATCATGCGCGTCGCCTGGTGCGGCGGCGTTTGGGCAGGCTCGGCCTTTGGTCAATTTATCATCACCAATCTGTCCGGCGGCAACTTCTCGGCTGGTAACGCAACCACGACGGGTCTTTCGTCTGGCACCGGCTCAGGCTATAAAATGCCAGCCGTGTCTATGCCCATCGGGACCACGCAGATTCCGCTGGTCGCTGGATCCGGCACAATCCTTGCCGGCGGAAACGTCTCCTTCTCCGGTGACCCGAATATTTACTCGGTTATTAACGGGATTACCGGACCGGGCAACGGGCAACTTGGCCCCGGAACAATTACAATAGCCAACGGCCTCCTTCAGGCTTCTGTCGCAAATGCAGCCGTTACCCTTGTCCCGACAATCGGACAATCGCCTTCACTCTTTCTGGACCGCAGACGCAAATCGGCATGCTGCCCGGCGGCAAGTTTGAGTTTGCAGACACCAACTTCTTTGGCCAGGCGGTCACGGAACGGATTTATGGAGTCGATGGCGTCAACCCGGCCTTTGAGTTTGACGGAACAACACTGGTCCCGATATTCACAGGGGCAGCCCCTGAGACACCAAGCCACTTGTGCGTCCACCGGGAATACCTGTTTCTCTCGATTCAGTCGTCCTATTTCTGGTCGGCTCCCGGTGCGCCTTACGATTTCACAGCCATTGATGGAGGTGGTGAGGCTGCAGTCGGGCAGGTAATCACGGCTATGGTCTCAATGCCTGGCGCCGTGACATATCAGGGCACGATATTCACCCTCGGCATCTTTAGCCGGTTCAACACCTACATTCTGTATGGAGCCTCGAATGCAACATGGTCGATGGTCAGCTACAACACCGGCAACGGAGCAAACGCCTTCACGGCCCGGAATATGGCCCAGACTTTTGCCTTTGATGATGCTGGCGTTATTGTCATTCAGTCGGCCATTCAGTACGGCAACTTCAGCCAGGATTCAATCACCAGCAATATTTTACCGTTCATCTATGCGAATCTGAATCTCGCTACATATGCGGCCCTGAATAGAGACAAGAGCCAATACAGGATTTTCTTTTCCAACGGATACGGCCTGTATATCACAGTGGTCAATGGCAAGACGGTTGGCTGCATGCCGGTCTATTTCCCGGACGTCGTTCAGTGTTGCTACGAAGGCAGGACCCCGAGTGGTCGGGAAGTGACCTATTTCGGGACATCGAACGGTTTTGTCATGCAGCTGGATAAAGGGACCTCGTTTGACGGTGCCAATATCAATTATCAGCTGGTCATGAACTACACCTCGGAAAAATCTCCGCAGGTTGTGAAGCGGTTCAGAAGGGCATCCGTCGAGATAATGACGCAATCTGCTTCGTATGTTGACCTGCAGGTCGGCTACTCGCTCGGATATTCCTCGCAGGAATACATGCAGGCCTCGACAACTGATTACACGATGTACCTTTCGAACTCCAACTGGGACGCCTTCACCTGGGACAACTTCTTCTATGACACGACCGGCAACTCTCCGTTCCGGGTTGATATGGAGGGGACGGCGGAAAATGTGGCCATGGCCTTCTCTGGATCCTCGGCTTACGTCCCGGCGTTTACAATCAACTCCATTATGATTCATTTTACGCCCCGACGGGTGATGAGGTAATATGTCAAGTCCTGCAGCCACCGTTCTAACCCCGGCATCGATAACGACTGACCCGAATTCCGCGGCTTCTGTCGCGACGGATCCGACCACGTCGACAGACCCGACGGCGGCCGGGGCGGTTTCGTCCACTACGGCTTTTCCGGGGG